GCACATACGTCATGTCCACTGGCACGCCCTTCACACGCGGTGCGTCAGGAATCTTCCAACAGAACGCTTCAATAGGTGCCAAGAACCCAGCGCCGGCCACAGCATCATCAGACATCACGCATTGAAATTCTAGGCTTCGGCCTTGGATCACCCGCAGACCGTGAATGAAGCAAGCGTAATAGTCGCCATATCCATCTTGGAGATTGCGGGTGTACTCCCGGCGGATAAAGCCTGGGAACCACTTCTCGCAGTTACCGATTATGAAGCTCATTCCGATTCCTCGTCTTCCGCTTCTTCCTCGTCACTGGGCGTAGGATCAACGCCATGCGTATTGGCTGGCTCAGTCCAATCGCGGCCATTAAAGCTGGCGTCGTAATTGCGGAAGGCTTCAGACTGTAGGTAATTTCGAGACATATGGCTTCTCCCTATCCCTTTTTTCTAACACCGCGGTGTAAAGCACTTGCGCTATAGCAATAGTGTCCACCAAAAAATCTGCGGCTATAACCCAATCTTCTTTAAGAATTTTATCTTCGTCGCCGTTAGTTAATAAACCTTCGCCATCAACTTCACTCCAAAAAAATCTTAGATTAAGACTCATTGTCTTTCTCCATTAACTCTCTGACAGGTCGCAAGGCTTCTTGGGGAACAAAATATGCAAATCTTCCTATGCTTTTTGATGTCCAGAATTCTTCACGCTTCACATCACCGGCCACAGCGTAACCGCGTAAATCGTATTCGCCGTCTCGGCCTATAACGAGAATGAAAATATGTTCGTCCTTGTCGGGCTTATTTATAACCAGATGCCCGCTTTCGTATGGCGTGGATCTGACTTGATAAGAACCAACGTCAATCGCGTAAATGTTGCCAACATCGCCTGACCAAAAAATACCAAAGGCTTTTGCTACGGCCATTTCAGCCATTGCGCCTTCAATGTCAGCTTGCCACGGGTATTGCACCGTTCCGTATTTATCAACTCGACCGCGCTGCAAAGCCTGAATGCGCCTCATGGCACCGCCCATGATGGCAAACATCATTTCGCTGGGGTCTAACTTAATTTTCAAAACGGAATCTCATCGTCAAACGGCACCTTGGCACTAACGCCTAAGACCTTTGCTCTGCCGGCCTCAAAGTCACGGCTCAACACAGCACCGTTGCCATTCTTAAACGTCTTGCCGCTGCGCTTATCCAAGTACTCAATGTGAGCTTCGTTGGCGTCAATCGCTTCAGCCGCTGGCACCAGGTCAGGGATAAACATATGCGAGTCACAGCCCGTGCGCTGCTCGTCAGCGCTCAGGTGCTTTTTCTGCATCTCACACATCCACTTGCCGTCTTCAACGGGCGTAGCGTTAACGCAGGTACGGCAGTTAAACTCCGAAACCTTCTCCTGATGGCACAGCGCGTGCATGTCGCACATCTTGCATAGCCAGTTGGCAGGATCGTCGCTGATGCGGGGCTTGGGTCTGGATGATGTCACGATCATGCTTGATTTAATCGTGATGCCTACAAATTCATTTTCGTCGTAGGCAACCCATTCGGAATACAGATCGTCAGTGTTCTTGTTCACGCAGATGTACATTGCGTACCCAAGCTTCATTAGACCCATGTAGGTCTGCATCTGTGCAAAGTGCTGCGGCTTGCATCTTTTGACGCCTTGGTTCCGTAGATCACTAAACGACTTGTCGTTAGACGTTTTGATCTCCAGCACAGCCCAGGTGTTAGGGCCTTCAACAAAGCCCTTACCAATGCCGTCAACTGACCCGCCAAAATGGCCCATTAGATCACGGCACTCAATCTGCTTGCCGTCATCCTCAGTGTGCAATTCTACGCCAATGGCACGCAGTTCTTTATAGACGCGGGGTTCCTCGCGCTTGCCGGTATCAAACAGCCGGCGCAGCCTTCCGCTGAACTGAGGTGTGTCAGCCCAGCGGAAGGTCAGCCATAGATAGCGGTCGCAATGATGCCCAATTAGTGAGGCTCCTAGATGCTCGCGGTGAGTCTCTGTCTTAGCCTCGTACCAAGCTGTAATCTTCTTGGCAGTTTTATCGGGCATCGTTGCCATCACTTTTCCCAAGCTTTCTTACCAGGTGTAACGGCTGCCACTTTAGGAGCCGCAGCGCGAGCCTTACCAGCTGGCGAATAGCCCATGACCTTATTGCGTGTGGGATCACGCCGGTCGATGTCCAGCGAGATAACAAACGGAATGTCGTGAAGTTCTTCCCTATCTTTTGTTCCAGGCTTTCCAACCGCAATAGACAAACTTTTAAGTTGGGAACGAGCCGTGTTCTCGGCTCTTTCTGACGGGTTATAAACATTCAGTCGTTCCCAAAGGCGACGGCCTTCGTACTGGCCCTCGACGATATGGATGCACAATTCAATGTACTTTCCCGTACCGGCCTTGGTGTCCCTCATGTCGCTTTCCGCAACGATGGCGGTGTAGTCACCTGGGGGCAGCGGATCAAAGCTGCTCTTGGTAACGGGTTCGTCGTAATCGGTAGAATCAAAATCCCATGTAGACATTGTTTCGTTCCTTAGTTGATGGCTTCTGCAAATTCGTTCCACGACAGCCCTATGCTGTCGGGTAGGCTATAGCGGTTCTTGGCCATGTAGGCTGGCCTTTCGTTGCAAAACAGCATCCGTTCGCCAGTGGAGATGCCGCGATTGCTGGTCTTGTTAAACCCAACGTCGTCCTTTTTGACGATGGTGCGGTAGTTAGCGAACAGCACGGCATCCGCCCATTCCCTGATGACCGCACTGCTGCGCTCTTGGAGCTTGGGTTGATAGCGGTCGTAGGGTTCGACTTCTGGGCTATCGAAGCGCTTGATCGTTGTATGAGCAAGCAGGATGATAGCCATGCTGCGGTCGTTACGTAGGGCGTTCAAACCTTCTAGGATCTCCCGCCAGCGATCGGACGCAATGATAGCGCCCTTGCCATAAGCTAGGTCTTTGGCGTCATACTTTTCCTCGATCTCGCGCCATATGATAGCCTCCAGCCAATCGAGGCTGTCTATCACTACGGTTTGAAAGCTGTGCTTCTCGCTATAAAGCGTGCCAATCGCCTCCAGCACATCGTCAAACGATGTGGCTAGCGGGAAATGCTTGCACTTCAACGAGCCAAGCCCATCCTCGGTGAGGATAAAGATTGGATTAGGTGCGCCAGCGGCAAAGGTGGACTTGCCTATACCTTCCACGCCGTAGAGCATGAGCCTGGGCGCAGAGATGGCTTCATTCTTACGAATGCTTTTGAGGTCAAAGGCCATCGTCTTCTTCTCCTGGCAGGGTGACGACCACGCCGGTCTTGGCGGGGCGCGAGGTAATGTGAAGTGCTAGCTGACGCCACAACGCAGGTTGGAATGTCCTAATCTTTTTGATCTTCGACTCGTCCAGCTTCGTCTCGGTCTTGTAGGGCTTGAACTGGTCCTGCAATCCGTGAGTGATTTCTATAATGCTGTCGAGGTCGTCAGCTTTGTAGACCATCTTGCCGATGACAACGATCTTGGTTCCGTTGTCGAGCGTGACCGTCTCGCGGCCTTCTTCCTTACTGCCAAGGATCTCTATGATCCCTTCTTCCACGGCTATGCGCTGGGCATTGGCTGTGCGTTCTGCGGTTTTGGCTTCGATCCAGGCTAGGCTTAGGGCTTCTAGTTGGGCTTCTGTGTTTTTCATTTTGGCTTCTCCTTGTAGGGAGACGGACCCTAGTACCAGATGTAAGTTTCGTGCAATATGTTTTTTTATCAATTTGCATATTGCAAATCACTGGCTTTGGTGATTGCCTTGCGTTGGACTCGAAAGGCACCTTTTATGGCTAGAATTAAAGGCCTGTGCGAACCGGCGCGAAACATTATCGACCGCTTAGGCGGTGTTACAGCCACAGCCAGAATCATAAGCACGACTCCAAGCGCAGTCTCAAGATGGATAGTCACCCGTTCAGAAGGCGGGACGAATGGCCGTGTTCCACAGCGACATTGGGAGACAATCTTGGACTTCGCCGTAAAACATAAAATTGCTCTCACCCTCAATGATCTGCTCGGCTGACGCCGGCAGTCGAGGCAACAATGCAAAACAGTGAATTCCTTCGCGCCGTGTATGGCGCGATGCAGGGAGGTTATGGCTGGACTGCTTCGTTTCGGGCTGACCCGAATGAGGCTGGTCCTTCTGCGTGGTCCGGTGTGCCTTGGTCTGGTTCCTCGCTCATAGATAATGAGCCGAGCCACAATAACTTCTATTGCGTCGGTGTTATGCGGTCGCCGTCAGACCCGCGCCGATCTAAGGATCTGTTCGAGCGTTTAGCTGTCCTGCTGGCTGATGATGTCGATCCGGTGGACGTTAGTTATTACAGTTACGCAATCGAAACATCACCGGGAAACTTCCAGGTCGGGCTGATCCTAGACCAGGACGACCCAGACACCCATGACCGAAACCTGGTTGATGCTGTCCTGCAATCGTTGCGGGCTGAAGGCATCGTCAACGCAGACGCGAGCGGTAACAACCCTGTTCGTTATGCGCGGTTGCCGGTCGGCACCAACACCAAGAAGCGTCTAGACGCACCGTTCGCCGGTCGTTTAGAACACTCTGACCTGGCTGTCGTATACTCGCTAGGCGAGGCTGTGGGCGCGTTTGGGCTGGACCTGAACTCCATACGCCAGCAAGCCATTAGACCGGCCCCAGAGCGGCTTAAAACGACCCAGGGCGCGGGTATAAACAACTATGCCGCGCTGATTAATCCAGAGCCGTCAGACCGTAGCTATCACGACCCGTTACTGCGTATTTCAAGCAGTCT